GAGAAGGTGAAAGGAATATATTTTTACGAATACAATATTTTTTAAGGCTATCATCAGCAGATATGGATAAACTATTAGAAGGTAACAGAGATGAGTGAAACAGCTGAAGCTATTGAAACTAGTGCAGAAGCTCCTTTCATTGACAGTATTCCTGAAGATTTAAGGACAGAGCCTGCTTTCAATGATATCAACAATGTTCAGGATTTAGCTCGATCTTATTATAACGCTCAGAGAATGGTTGGAGCAGATAAGATTGCGGTACCAGGACCTAACGCTGATTCAACAGATTGGTCTGCTGTGTATAATAAACTAGGAAGGCCGGAGACAGCAGCTGATTACGAATTTAAAGGCGGAGAAGATCCAGGTTCAATTAGCACTTCTGATCAGTTAACTCAATTTAAAGAAAAGGCTTATGAAGAAGGCTTGTCAAAAAAGCAAGCTGAGAATATCTTCGATTGGTATAATAAAGCAAGCGTTGATGCACATAGTAGTATTGAGAAATCTTTAACTGAAAGAAAGACCTTCGCCGAAGAACAACTACATAAAGAATATGGCAATGCTTATGACGAAAGAGTAACTCTTGCTCAGAGAGTGGTTCAGGAATATGGCGGAGACGACGGATTACAGCTGTTAGAAGATACAGGTCTTGGTAACGATCCTAGGGTTGTTAAGATGTTTGCTAAGATTGGTATGGACTTATCTGAAGATAGCTTGTCAGTAGGAGATGGCCAAAGTTCCTTTACAATGACTCCTGACGAAGCCAAGCGTGAGATTGCTACTTTACAAAGAGATAATCAATTTATGTTATCTTACGGTAACTCAGCTAGTCCAACGCACGATGAAGCTGTGGTAAGAATGGCTAAACTATTTGAGTATGCCCATCCTGAAATATTGGGATGATCACGGGGAGCCTAGGCATAGGTCCGTAAGACAGTAGGATAGACTACCGCGGAACACGCGTAAATGTAGAGACGAGTCCGGATTCCGGGGAGCTTACTCGTGAATTTTCCTTAATTGTTACTGGAGACTATTATGTCTAATCAAATTACTACTGCTTTTGTGCAGCAGTATAGTGCGAACGTAATGCACCTCCTGCAGCAAAAAGGTTCTCGTCTTCGTGGCAGCGTTAATATGATGGCGATCAAAGGTAAGAACGCTTTCTTTGATCAGATTGGCGCAACAACGGCTCAGAAGGTAACTAGCAGACACGCTGATTCCCCTTTGATCCATACACCACATGATCGTAGACGTGTATCTCTGGTTGATTATGATTGGGGCGACCTTGTTGATGATTTTGACAAGATTCGTACTTTGATTGATCCTACTAGTGCTTACGCCTTAAATGCTGCATGGGCAATGGGTCGGGCTATCGATGATGAAATCATCGCAGCCTTTTTTGGAAGCGCTTATACCGGTGAAACGGGTTCTACAACAGTAACGTTTCCGTCATCGCAACAGATTGCAGTGAACTATGTTGAATCTGGTTCAGCCGCTAACTCAGGTCTTACTATTGGCAAGTTGAGATCCGCCAAAGAAACGCTTGATGCAGCTGAAGTAGATCCTTCTGAAGAACGTTACATTGCTTGTTCTGCTAAACAGGTCCATGATCTGTTACAGACAACTGAAGTAACTAGTTCAGACTACAACTCTGTTAAAGCGCTCGTACAGGGTGATGTGAATAGCTTTATGGGATTCCAATTCATTCGTACAGAGAGACTTCTTACCGATTCTAACTCTTACCGTCGTGTAGTGTGTTGGAATAGAGGAGGTCTTGGTCTTGCTTTAGGTAAAGAACCTACGGCTAAGATTACTGAGCGGGCCGACAAGCGATATTCTACATACGTGTATTACGCCATGTCTATTGGCGCAACTCGTGTAGAAGAAGAGCGCGTTGTCGAAATTAAGTGCTCTGAAGCATAAGGGGTGAACTATGGCTAGTGTAAAAGGTGTTAATATCACCAACTTGGACGCAGTTCCCGCTGTTGCAGCCCCGGTCGATCAGACTGGCGGTCGTCTTCGCGTATGGTACGACACGTATGAAGCATCTTCTTTAGCGGCTGGTAGTGACATTACTATCGCCCGTGTACCTGAAGGTGCTAACATTTTTGATGTCGTTATTCATCACGATGCACTTGGTACTAGTGTAACGCTTAAAGTCGGAGATTCTTCTGACGATAATCGTTATATTACTGCGACTGCTGCAGCTACTGCAGGCAATATCTCTATGTCTGATGATGGCGCAATTACTGGTTTTGGATTTGAAAATACTTCTGAAACTAATATCGTAATCACAACCGCTGGCGCAGCTGCCACAGGTACGATTATGTGTGCTATTTTCTACACAGTAGATTAATCTAACGGGCTGCTCTTCACGAAAGTGTGGGGTAGCCCTATTTACTGGAGAAAGAGATGGCTTCAGTTGTTGAAATATGCAACGCTGCTTTAATCAGTCTCGGGGCAGACACTATTGCCTCATTAACTGATGATACTAAAGAAGCTCGTTTATGTAATCAAAGATATACGCCATCTAGAGATGCTGTACTTCGTGCACATCCATGGAATTGCGCCTCTAAAAGAGCAAATGTAGCGCCTGTTTCTACGTCGCCTATTTGGGGCTATGACAACGCGTTTAATTACCCTTCTGACTGTCTTCGAGTCTTAGGTCTTGAAGATCCTGCACAACCTTTCGTAATTGAAGGGAAACAAATTCTATCTGATGCTACTTCTCTATATATTCTATATGTAGCAGAAGTCACAGACCCTAATGTAATGGATTCTTTACTTCGGGAAACTATCTCTGCTAGAATGGCAGCTGAACTTTGCTACCCTATCACAGGACAAGCAGCTGTAGCAAAAGAGTTCTGGGAAATATATGAGCGAAGATTAACCGAAGCTAGAGGTATGGATGCCCAAGAAAGTTTTGGCGGGCAACTAATCGCTGACACTTGGCTGGATTCTAGAAAATAATGCTTCAATCTATTATACAAACAAATTTTACCGCGGGCGAGATTAGTCCGCGATTGAAAGGCCAAGTAGACTTTGAAAAGTACTACGAGACCGCTGAAACGTTAAAAAATATTATCATTACGACGCATGGCGGAGCTTTTAGAAGGACGGGCACTCGATTTGTTGCTGAAGTAAAAACGTCTAGTAAAAAGGTCCGTTTGATTCGTTTTGAGTTTTCCATTACTCAAGCGTATATTTTAGAATTTGGCAACTTATATATGCGAGTATATAAAAGTCAAGGTCAAGTTCTATCTGGTGGTTCTGCTTATGAGATTACAACTCCTTATTTAGAGGCAGATTTATTTGGTATCCAATTTGTGCAAAGTGCCGATGTTCTGTATTTAGCGCATCCTAATTATAAACCTAGAAAAGTAAGTCGCACAGGACATGCTAGTTGGACTATTGTTAATTTTGCCCCAACGGCAGATCCTTTTGGAGCAGACGGTTCTGATAATTGCCCAACTGGAGTAGCCTTTTATGAAGAGCGTCTTTGGTGGGCAGGAACAAATAATTATCCTCAGAAGTTATGGGCTAGTAAAACTGGGAGTTATGAAGATTATACGAAGACTCCAGTCGCTGATGATATGTCTCTGGAGTATAACATCGCTTCAGGGGATGTCTCGTCTATTCGTTGGTTGTCTTCAGGTAAAGTTTTAGTTGTAGGAACTCTTGCTGGTGAGTACGTTGTCAGAGCTTCTTCTTTAAATGAACCAGTTACTCCAACAAATGTTCGTATCACTCTTGAGACAACTTCTGGCTGTCAGCACGTAAGACCTCTTAAAGTAGATAGTTCTATTCTTTTCGTTCAAAGAGAAGGACATAAAATAAGAGACTTTAAGTATGTCTTTGAATCAGATAGTTATATGGGCCGAGATTTATCGATCATATCTGAACATTTAACTAGTACGAGTGTCATTACTCAAATTGAGTATCAAAAAGTAAGAAATACCATCTTATGGGCTGTGACGAATACCGGTCAGTTATTGTCTATGACCCATTCACCCTCTGATAAAGTTATTGCTTGGTCGCAGCATCCTGTTGGTGGGACAAATGCGGAAGTTGAAAGTGTCTCAATTATACCAGGGGATGAAGGTCAAGATGAAGTTTGGGTCGCTGTTAAGAGGACAATAGGAGGAGCGACTAAGAGGTATATAGAATTTATCACTAAAGACTATTACCCGTTGAATACGCAGGACAAGGATGACGCTATATTTGTTGATAGCTCTTTAGAGTATAGCGGTTCTTCAACAACGTCTATCTCCGGACTAGGTCATTTAGCTGGTGAGACAGTTAGCGTCTTAGCTAATGGAGCTGTTCAACCTAATGTTACTGTTACTAGTGGCGGGACAATTGCACTAACTCAAGCAGCAACTAAAGTTCAAGTTGGTCTCCCTTATACTTCAGTTGTTAAGACTGTCGATTATGAAGGCGGCGTACAGTCAGGAACATCGCAAACTCATCTTAAAAGAGTTATGGAACTAGGCATTCGCTTTCATGAATCTTTAGGCTGTCAATATGGTCCTACTGAAGTGA